ATGATAACAAATAATAAACAGCGACAAACTTGGTCGAGCCGCCTCACTTATGTTATGACGGTCGCAGGTGCAACTGTCGGTTTCGGTGCAACTTGGCGTTTCCCTTATCTCGTGGGGGAAAATGGTGGCGGTGCTTACGTTCTACTTTTTTGTATCGCAATGATTGTAATCGGTATCCCAATGATTTTAGTTGAAAACGTGATAGGTCGCCGCTTACGTGTAAACTCCATTGATGCGTTCGGCGATAAAATCCTAGACAAAGGAAAAGGCATTTCTAAATATTGGAAAATATTAGGTTATATGGGCTTACTCGGTGCATTTGGCATTATGGCGTATTATATGGTGCTTGGTGGTTGGGTTATTTCTTATATCATCAGCCTAATTAACGGTACATTAGACATTTCAAGCCCCATCACAAAAGACATTGCCAAAAATTTCTATGATCTTCACATCGGCAATAGCCCTTATGAAATTATGTTCTACACATTCTTATTTGTTGTCGTGAATTACATTATCTTGGCAAAGGGTATCATTGGTGGGATTGAACGTTCGGTAAAATATTTAATGCCACTGCTATTTATCTTCTTAATTGGAATGGTAATTCGTAACGTAACATTACCGGGCGCAATGGAGGGCATTACATTCTATTTAAAACCTGATTTCAGCAAAATTACCCCACAATTATTTATCTTTGTTTTAGGACAAGTATTCTTCGCATTAAGCCTTGGTTTTGGCGTATTAATTACCCTTTCCAGTTACCTCAATAAAGAAGAAAACTTAATCCACACCGCCGTAATCACAGGTTTTACCAACACAATTATCGCCGTACTTGCGGGCTTTATGATTTTCCCCTCACTTTTCACTTTTGGGATTGAACCAAACGCAGGACCAACATTAGTATTCCAAAGTTTACCTATCGTATTTTCTAACTTATGGGCAGGTAAATTCTTTGCGATTATCTTCTTCGGCTTATTATTAATTGCCGCACTAACGACTTCCATCACAATTTATGAAGTAATCATCACGGCATTGCAAGAAAAACTCAGAATGCGTCGTGGTAAAGCCATTATTTTTACGCTTGGAGGGATCTTTCTATTAGGCAATATTCCAGCAATTTTAGGGGATAATCTATGGAAAAATGTTACCATCTTCGGCAAAAGCATTTTTGATTTCTATGATTACGCCAGTGGAAATATTCTCTTTATGCTGACCGCACTTGGCTGTGCTATTTTCGTTGGTTTTGTATTAAAAGATGAAGCCAAAAAAGAACTTTCTTCAACAAAATATTCAACTTTCATCAAAATTTGGTTTAACTACGTGAAATTTGTTGTCCCCGTGATCATTTTAGTGATTTTTATCAGCAACCTGTTCTAAAAAAGAAAAAACCGAGTAAATGCTCGGTTTTCTTTTTTAAAATTTCTACAAAAATATTATTACTTTTAAGCTAATTCTTTGTCTTTCTTTTATTAGATTTTTTAACCGCACTTTATGCTTGTTTTAGCTTGGTTATTAATATAACAATATATAATCCAATGTAGGGGGGCGTAAGCCCACGCATTTAACTATCCCTAGTGGACTGATAGCCAGTGCAATTAATTTTAGCGGAGAAAGTAATCCTCTTAATATTAGCCACCCTGCAGATGATAAATGTCCTGAAAATTTATGAAGAATTACATTTAGTTTGGATAAGCCTAAAAATAGCCGTGCAGCTGGATAGAGTATAAAACTTAAAGCAAGGCTTAATGCACCTAATAGACTTAAACTTCCCCCGATTGCAGCTGCAGTTTTTGCTATAGTAGAGGTTAATTTAGGATGTTTATCAATCCACGTCTGGATTTTATCAAGCAAATAGCCAACTCCGTCCATTAAGCTAGTCATCGTATCTTTTAAACTGGCTCCTACAGAACTATTTACATTGAATAAACGATTTTTAAATAATTGCCATTTTGCTGATAAAGTAGTCATTCGGGTTTGGAATTCCCTAGCCATACTATTTTTAGCTTCTTCACTATTTGCCAGTTCAATTTGTCTGCGCCATTCTTCGGTATTGGCAACAAGCCCTGCTAATTGGGTATTATAATTTCCGCCTGCAATATCGCTAATTACGCCAGCCCGTAAATGTTTAGGCAATTTTTTTATTTTTTCAACAATCATCATTAACGTACCTTGAGCATCTTTTACCATTGCTTTTTGAATCGCTTTTGGATCTAAACCTAACGCTTTTAGTCCGTTATTAACGGGTTTTATTCTAGTGGCTTTACTTAGACGGTTGAACGTACTTTCGATTGCTTTGGCTGATGTACTGGCTTCGTTTCCTGCCGTTAATAAAGTTGAACCAAGTGCAGCAAGATTCTTTTCACTAATTTTGACTAAATTACCAATTCCTGATGTGTTATTTAGGAAATTAATAATATCTGTCCCCTTTGAAATGGCATTATCATCTAAATAGTTAATAGTATCGGCTAGCTCTTTGGCATCTTTGGTGGTTAATTTAAAGTTTTTCTGTACTTTACCAAATAACTCTACTAATTCATCGGGGTTTTCTGCATCAAATGCAGTCGCCATTTGGGTATTTAAGCGAATAAAATCTTCCAATTCATTTTCCTGAATATCCATTCTCGCTACAGCAGTAACCATATCACCAATTTGATTTGTGGTAAGAGGTAATTCAGTTTAAAGCTGTTTAATCTTATTTTTCCATTCATCGTATTTAGGGGTAAATTGCCCAAATTTGTCTTTTAGCCCTGGAACTTGGCGAGCGACCCCCACCATAACATCTTCAAACGACATAAAATCTCGAATGGAATTGACAATTGGTGCAGTGATCGTTGTACCCGCAGCAGAGGCTTGAGCGCCAATAATTTGTGCTTTTCCACTAATACTTTTGAGAGTTTCAACTTGCCCACGATATTGATTATAAGCAGCCTGTTTTGCGTTGAGTTTTTTCAATGCGGCTTCTTGATTTTTAATTTGATCCGTCGCACTTTTGGTATTTTTCTGCAGTTCTCTTTGCTTTTGCGCGAGTTTTTCTGCAGAAATGCCTGATTTTGCTAATTCTTGGCGTACTTGCTGTAATTTATTTGCTGCATCAATTTGTTCTTGCTTGAGTTTTTTACCGCACTTTTCGCTTTCTCTACTTCCTTTTGAAGTCCTGCAGTAGGATGTTGAGTATTCCTCATATATTGAGCATAAGACGCTGCTTTTTGTTTGGCTTGCTCTAATTCTTGATTTAGTGAATCTAATTTTGATTTCAATGGGTTGATAGCAGAAGCATATTGTTTCATTGCAGCTTGATGCTGTTTATTTTGCTGATTTAGTTGTCGCTGAATCGATTTGCTTTCTTTTAGTTTTGCCGATAGCTCATTAACGCTTTTAGATGCACTGCGAACTGGAGCAGAAATTTTATCAATGGCATTTAATAAAACGGTAAGTTGTAAATTATTCATTTTTATTCACTTTTCTATTAACAAGATTAATTATTTAGCTCAATAATCGAGCAAGCAAAAGGGGGAAATATGATTGCGATACTTTCATTATTTATTCTGTCTGTTGGCTTACTTGGGCTTGCAATTGGTTTTGGTGTAATTGCACTTTGAAATCTTTATTTTTAGATGGGCTAGTGCTTAAACCGTATTGATGCACTGCAGCAATGGCGGCACTTGAGCCATTAAAACCCACTGAAACTTCGTTACCATTTGACCGCACTTTTAAATGTCGGGCGGTACGAAGTTTGGCGAACATGGCTTTGCGTTTGATTCGCCCTTTCTTTTTTCCAAATTCTTTACGTGGTTTTCTCGGTTCAAAGGCAGAACCATCAGGATTTTGTTGGCGTGCAATTCGGTTCGATTGGCTTTTTCGTAAGGCCTGCCCGATTTTCGCCCAAGTTGTCTACGTGCCTGCGGAGAAAGATTGGCAATAAGTGCGGTCAATTTTGCCTGAACTTCTTCTACTGTCGCCATTAGACTATATCCCCTTCAAAAATTGGCGAATCCCAGTTTTCCAAATAGACTTTTACTCGGGTTGGTTCGTCCCATACGGGTTCTTTTGCGTAATGGATCTGCACATTATTACCGTCTTTTTTAGAAACCACGCAACGTGTTACGCCCTGAATCATTTGTCTGCACTTTTCTGGGATAGGGGCATCACAATCTTCACAATAAAGGCGACTTACTGCTTTAAAAGTGCGGTGTTTTTTGAGGGCGATTTCACGTTGCATTTCTTCAAGCTGCTGTGCTCGGTCGAATTGATCTGTCATGGTTGTTCCTTTTTATTAAATTCATCTATGCATTTTTTTAAACTTGAGTTCTCGATAATGCACAAATTAAGGTGGTGTTGTGTCTGTAAATAGGCTTCGGCTAATTCACCATTAGTGCGAATTTGTGGCGAATACGCACTGCACTCTGTGGTTTGCGGACAAAGAATCGGTGATTTAATTACTTCCTGTTGAGTTGAGCACGCGTTTAACATCATCAGGCAAAGGGCGGTCAGCCCAATCTTGGTTTGATTTAAGTACATTTTTTAAATCCTGTGTTTGTTGATTTTGCTTTGCTTTGAGGTTGTTTACAGCTTGAATAAGTTGTGCTTGCTGTTCGGCAAAATTTTGAACGCTATGATTTAACTCAATGTAAGCGTTTTGCCATTTCAGTTTTAGCTGTTCTTCTTTGAGCATTTCTTTTCGCCAATAATTCGCCTCAAATCCCAGAAACATAATCAAGAGTACAAGCAATATTGGCCCGATAAGTAAAATGCTTCTTTCTTTGGCAGTTAAGAAATTAAACATAGGGCTTTCTCCTTTTGTCGGCGTTCAATTAAGCCTTTTAGCGGTTTTCCTGCAGCATAAATCCAACGCTCAAACTGACCGCACATGGCTTTGCTGTAGCCTTGGCGTGCCATTTTAAAAAGTGAGCTATTTTTTAATTTGCCACATCCTACGTTAAAGGTAATGGACACTAAGGCATCAAATGCACCTTGTGGCATGGTTTGACCGTTGGCATATTGATTAACGCATTTTTCTGATTGTTTAATGCCTTTTACGTATAACTCGGCAATTTCTTGTAAGCTGTAAATTTTATTGCGGTCAATTTTTTCAACGGCATCGGTTATGCCTATGCCGACTGTTAAAACATCGGCAGGGCATTGATAGGGCTTTTTCATACAACCTTCTGCATTACCAATCAGTAACAAGCCTTTTTCTGATGTTTGAATTTCATTTCCATAAGTGGCAATCACAAGTCCAACAACGGCGGATATGGCACAGATATATTTAGCAGAACGTTTAATCATGATGATGGATCCGTTGTTTAAGTTCTTTTTCTTTTAATTCAAAGTCTTTTTTCTTGTAATACCAATTCACAAGAAAGGTGGCGACACCAATCACAATACCTGTAATCGATGCGACATCAGCCCAATTTACATTTGAGAACATATCGGCAATGCGTCCAATTAAGAAGGCGAATATTCCTGATGTGTAAGACGCTCTTGATGGTGTGTCGTGCATATCAGCTCCAAAGTTGAATCGTGTCATTTGCTACACTGATTTTTTCTGTATCGGCATCTGGCAAATTGACTACCGTACCAATGGGAATAATGGGTTTATTCATTAAATGCGGATTGAGTTCACAGGTTATTTCGAGCAAGCCTTCACTTCGTCCAAAATGGCGATAAAGGATGGCATCTAAATTGTCATTTTGTTGTGCGTAAACTTGCATTAGATTAACTCCGCATCGACGCGTTTTCTGCCCAATATGTCGCTAATCGCAAAGCGTGCATCACGGCGTAATTCATCAATGCTGTCTTTGAGTAGTGTCATTTTCTTTTCGCCATCGTTAGTGCTGTCGTAGCTTGCATAGCGTTCATAAAGGTTTGCCAGTGCCAAGCAACTTACCGCACGTTTATAACGATAAATCAGCACGCTTTCGCCATTGATTGATGGGGCAGTGATCTGTTCTAAACTGTCGCGTTTGCTTTGTGTTTTAAACGTGGAGAGTTCCGCATTGACGCTTGCCATGCCCTCAATCAAGGCATCTTGTAAGCGTTGTGTGGTAATAGTGCCGTCTGCACGGTATTGATTACGAAATTGAGCAAGTGACATATCGGGGAAGAAACCATCATTACTGATAATGTCATCTGACGTATCGTAATCATTTAACTGTTGCTGCACTTCGCCCATTTCATAATCAGGGGCAAGTTTGACTGATATTGCGCCGTCGCTCATTGATTTACCTTTATAAAAAAGTCGGGTGAGGATTAAATTAAGCACGGCCAATAAATCCGTCAGAATTTGACCGCACTTTTAATCCGCCCGACGGCTGCGTGGTTTGCTCGGTTTATATTCTTTCTTGCTTGTGCAAGAAAGAACCAAAGAACACACCCCGATTAAATCGCTTTTCTGCCCTTTGTTGTCATTTTCTTAACGGAAAATTTTTAACTCGCTACGCTCAAACAAGAAAAATTTTCCTAAAAATGCCAAGCCGGTCAGGCGATTTAGACGGGGCATTAAAACAACATCAGCATTCAGTCGTTGATAATTGTTTTTTTAGTTTCTTGATGTCGCCTTTCACGCCAATTTTCTGATCTAAACCCAAAGCACGTTCTAAATATGCCAGTGCTTGTTCAGGGTGCTTTTCAACCAATAACAAGCCCAATTCACGCAATAATCGAGCACGGCTTGTGCGGCTTTGGCTTGGTCGGCAAATTCTTCTGCCAACAAGGTGCCAAGTGTTCGGGTGAATGGCTCGGGCAAGCGTAAATCATGAAATACGGCATAATCGGCAATCTGTAAGGCGAGATGATATTCGCCACAGTCAATTGCCCACACGCACCATGTCATCAAGACATTATCTTGTTTACCACTTCCGACCGATAACGCCCCTTCAATCCATGATAGATAGTCAGGCAAAATTTGCTTTTTAAATGCGCCTTTGCGTTCCGTCGATTGGATGTTTTTCAAATCCTTTCGATGTCTCGCAAGAATACGGCACATTTTTTCATATTCCGTAAAGTCGCTTAGATCTTCGGTTTCTGCCGCATTAGCAATAGCGGCAGAAACTTCCAGAAAATGACGTTTGGTTGGGCGCATTATTGATTCCGTTATGCTGCCACAGGCGAAATAGGCTCAGGAGCCTCAAGAATGGTGATATTTTTCGCCATGGCGACTGCCTCGTAGTTTTCCACAACATAGGCTTCGTTTGGCGATAAATAATCTTCCACACGATTGCGTTCTGGCACATCTTTTAAGTGACGACGCACTTTGCCTTCCTGCACGTAGATAGATAAGTTATCAAGTGAGGTAATTAACACGGTGCCTTTTGGGAAGAATGGAACAGATACGGCTTGTAAACCGCCCACACGTTTTTGGCTAATGACTGTATCGCCTGCCAAAATTTCGCTTGGTTTTTCTTGGTTGATTAATGGGAAATATTTATCGGCTAATAAGTCGCTACCCATGATTGCAATCAGTTTAGTGTCGTCACGGTATTGTGCTGGAATGAAATCTTCTTTTAATGCAAAGACAAGGGCATCAAGGTTTTTATAGGTTTTACCTGCACCGATTTCGATTTTTCCACTGCTTTTTTCAATTTCTTTTAACACACGAGCTTTGGCTTTATCTTCGATTTGGGCTAACCAACCCTTATTCACATCTTGCAATAATGGATGTTCAGTGCGGTTTGTGGTTGCCGCTGCGCTTGTGCCATTCCAACCGATCATGATACGGTCTAATGCAATGCGTTCGGCTTTGAGTTTGCCCACACGTGCGGCGAAATCAGGGAATTTAGCCCAACTGTCTAAGGTTGCATAATTTAAATGCGTGTCAAAGTTGGTTTGTTCGCAAGAATAGGTATTTTCTTGCAAGCTGTGGATGTCTGTGGTTTCACGTGCTTTGGTGTTGGTGTCTGTGCGGCTTGCCACAGGAGAAAGCACGCCTAAACGTAATGCGGAACCTTTCATTTCTTGCACCATGACGACATTGATGCGTTTTAAGAAATCAGAACTTTCAAGCACGGCATTTTCTAATTTTTGTTGGATAGTTGGCTCAACCGTAAACTGACCGCCATTCGCAATGAATGCCACATCTTCGCCGTTATCTGCTGCAACACCAGCTACATAAGCATTAAATTTTTGTTTGGTAAATTTATTCATTTGGTTTTTTCCTAAGATAAATTAAAAGAAGCGACCGTCAGTTTCAGGTTGCTCACCGTAAACTAAAGGGCGAGGATTTTCGGGTTCAACCAGCTTTTTGAGTTCAGCAAAGGTTGCTTGGATTTCCGCATTGCCTGCTTTCATTTCTTCGATTGCGGCTTTTTGTTTGGCTAAATCGTCAGAAAGTGCGGTTAATTTTTCCTGCATCAACGATTGCTAGTTGGAAAGACAGAGAAAAGTGGGACGATATTGCGCCTGTCGGTCGGGTTGAATTGGCATTAGAGACAAGATTGAATCTGCTCATCGCAAAAGAAGAAAAGAGCGGTTCAGATTACAAAGAAATTGATTTGCTCGGTCGCCAAATGGAAAGAATGGCGAGAGTGAAAAAGTATTCTTTTGGCGATGGTAACGAAGTAGATTTAAACCCGAAACTGGCGAACCGCAACAAGGGCGACCGCAAGAAAGCCGAACCCAATGCCATTGATCAGGAACAAGAGGAATTGCTGATTAATGGCTTTCTTGATGGAATGTTTAATTATCAGCGAATTTGGCACAAGGCGAAAGAACACCGAATCAGAAATATTTTAAAAAGCCGACAAATCGGGGCGACTTACTATTTTGCCCATGAAGCCTTTATTGATGCTTTGACGACGGGGCACAATCAAATTTTCTTATCAGCCAGTAAAAAACAAGCCTTACAGTTTCGCTCGTACATTGTGAATTAGGCCAAGCAAACGGCGGATGTGGATTTAAAAGGCGAAACCATCAAACTTCCAAATGGGGCAGAATTGATTTTCCTTGGCACGAACTCCGCTACGGCTCAATCCTACCACGGTAATTTGTATTTTGATGAAGTGTTTTGGGTGCCTAAATTTGATGTGATGCGTAAGGTTGCGTCAGGTATGGCGGCTCAAAAGATGTATCGCCAAACCTATTTTTCCACGCCGACCACGATTGCACATCCTGCTTATGCGTTCTTTTCAGGCAAGGCATTTAATCGCAATCGTGCCAAAGCTGACAAAGTTGAAATTGGCATTTCGCACGAGAATTTAAAAAGCGGAAAACTTTGTGCCGACCGTCAATGGAAACAGATTGTGAGTATTTATGATGCAATGGAAGGTGGGTGCAATCTATTCAACATTGACGACCTAATCGCAGAAAACAGCAAAGAAGAATTTGAACAGTTGTTTTTATGCCAGTTTGCAGATGATAACACGTCGGCGTTTAAATTTGCCGACTTGCAACTTTGCCAAGTGGACAGCTTGGAAGAATGGCACGATTACAAGCCATTCTATCAACGCCCATTCGGCAATCGTGAAGTGTGGTTAGGTTATGACCCCGTTTTTACTGGCGACCGTGCAGCCTTAGTGATTGTTGCACCACCGAAAGTGGAAGGAGGCGATTATCGCGTTTTACATAAACAAACTTTTCACGGTATGGATTACGAAACACAAGCAAACCGCATTAAGCAGTTTTGTGATGATTACAATGTAACTCGCATTGTGATTGATAAAACTGGGATGGGGTCGGGCGTTTATCAGGAAGTGAGAAAATTTTATCCAATGGCGCAGGGCCTAGAGTATAATGCCGATCTTAAAAATGAAATGGTGTTAAAAACACAAAATTTAATTCAGAAACGCCGCCTGAAATTTGATAGTGGAGACAATGACATCGTGAGTAGTTTTATGACCGTGAAAAAACGCATTACTGGCACAGGGAAATTACTTATGTTTCGGATCGTTCGGAAGATGCAAGCCATGGCGATTTATCGTGGGCGATTATGAACTGCATTTTAAATGTGCCTTATGGTTTAGGCGGCGATGTATCAAGCAACAAATCAACAATATTTACCTTTGAATAGGATAACCCAATGAGCAAAAACACAAAAAAATCCACCGCACTTTTATCTCGTACCCAATTAGAAAAACTGGTGCAAGATTATTTGATCTTTGGCAATGCTTATATTGAGAAAACTGTAAATTCCTTTGGTAAAGTCGTATCACTGAAATCCCCTCTTGCTAAATATATGCGTGTCGGTGTTGAAACAGGCGTGTTTTATCAGATTGTGGATGGTTTTGATGAATATGAATTTAAAAAAGGTGCTGTCTTTAACTTGATTAATCCCCATGTGAATCAAGAGATTTATGGTGTGCCAGAATATTTGGCAGCGTTACAATCTGCTTTTTTAAATGAAAGTGCCACATTGTTCCGCCGTAAATATTATCTGAATGGTGCGCATGCAGGTTCGATTATTTACATGACCGACCCAACACAAAACCAAGACGATATTGAAGCAATCAAAACGCAAATCAGACAAACAAAAGGCACTGGCAACTTTAAAAATTTATTTGTGTATATCCCAAATGGTAAGAAAGATGGAATGCAAGTTATTCCATTGTCAGATGCTATTGCTAAAGATGATTTCTTAAACATTAAGAATGCAAGCCGTGATGATGTGTTAGCCGCGCACCGTGTGCCACCGCAACTGATGGGAATTGTGCCTAACAATACTGGCGGCTTTGGTGACGTTGAAAAGGCAACGCGAGTATTCTTTATCAATGAGATAATCCCATTGCAAGAACGATTGAAAGAGATTAATAGTTGGGTAGGGGAAGAAGTGATCACATTCTCCGATTACAAATTGCTAAATTAG